AAGTTGATAAAATTGTAGATGACATATTGTCCTATTGTAGTTTAGAGGAGGGGATAAGTAACCCAACAGGAATTTATAAAAAACTTAGGACTATATCAGGAGAACAAGGGAAGCATTATACTAAGAAAAGTATTTTTAAGTATGAAAAGTTAGATGGTACTATTTTTGAAAAAGAAGAAACTGTTTATGATAGGTATGAAGCAGATGACCCCTCAATACATAATATAGCAATTGTGGATAATTTAAATAATCTAGCAATCGAATATGATAAAATACTAAAAGCAACATTAGATGTTAAAGGATGTATCAGTAAATGGACTAAAGACTATGCTAGAAAAAATATATGTAAGCACTGGGGCTGGACTGTTATAAACGTGATGCAGACAGATTTGGCTAGTGATAGAAAACAATTAGATTATAAAGGAAATGTAATGATTGAGAAGGTTGAACCTAACCTTGCTAGTTTAGCTGAGGATAAAACAGCATCAAGAGCACATCATTTAATATTTGCTTTGTTTTCACCCAATAGATTTGCTATTGATGAATACGAAGGATATGATATTACAAAACTAGAAGATAATTTTAGAAGTTTAATTATACTTAAATCTAATTTTAGTATATCTAATGTAAAATTACCTTTATATTTTAATGGAGCATGTTCATTTTTTAAAGAATTACCAAAACCAGATAAAATAGACTATACAAAGTATAGTTAGTTATTAACCAATTTAATATGTATGAAATATACTATTATATTATTATTATTATTTTTAAATTTAAATGCTATACCTAAGAATGTATGTGAATACAAAAGAGATATTCGTATAGATTACTTTATAGAACAATTAAATAAAGAAAGTAGAATTAAAGAGATTGAAGTCTCTAACTTTTCCTACACTTTATTGTTAGAATACCTTAATTTAAAGTATCCTAACTATAATAAAGTAGTACTTAAACAGTTTAAATTAGAAACAGGACATTTTAAAAGTAAGATATTTAAAGAAAATAATAACATAGCAGGAATGAAACTTCCTCGTAAAAGAAAAACATTAGCTATTGGTAGTAGGTATAATCATGCCTACTATAACCATTGGACTGAATCAGTAAGAGATTATTACTATTGGTTACTATATTATACAAACAAAGGTATTTATGTACCAAATGATTCACATAGTAGCTACTATTGTTTTTTAAAAAGAGTAGGATATTCTACTTCTGATACATATATTAATACATTAAAACAAATAAAAATTTAATAATATAAATAAATTTAAGTAAAAATATGGAAAGAGATTATTACAAGGTGTTGCTAGTAAGCCAATCAGGTAAAGGTAAAACTTATAGTTTTAGAAATATGAATCCTGATACAACAGGTTTTATTAATACTGAGAATCAACCTTTACCTTTTAAAAATAAGTTTAAATACCACAAAAGACCTTCTACAATGGCTGAGACAAAAGCAGCTTTAAAGGAATACTCAGAGAATAAAGAAATTAATTGTATTGTTTTAGATAGTCTTAGTGCCTATTTAGATGAATTATTAGGGGAAGCTAGAGCAACTAAAAGGGGTTTTGATGTATGGAATATGTATAATGAAGAAGTAGGTAAGTTGTTTAGCTTTATTAAAAAAATAAATAAAGAAGTAATTATTACAGCACACTATGAATGGATTCAAGATGAAGGTGGTGCTAAGGAGCGCAGAATAAAAACAAAAGGAAAAGAGTGGGAAGGATGGATTGAAAAAGAATTTGTAATGGTTTTATATGCTGATAAACAAATAGACCCTACAACTAATAAAGTAAATGCATGGTTTGACCTTTCTTTAGATAATTCAAGTGCTAAGTGTCCACCTGGAATTTTTGGAGAAGATGTACATAGGATTCCTAATGATACTAAATTAGTATTCGATGCAATACAAGAATTTGTAAAATAAAAAACAATAACAATTAAAAAATTTAAAAAATTATGGCAATTAGCTTTGGTCTGCCTCAAAGACCACAAAAACAAGAAATGTTTCCAGACATACCTGTAATTAGCCTATTAGAATGGCAAGGTAAGGGGTTTGCAAATAAATTTTCCTTTAATACTTCTGCAATAGAGTTACTTCAAGTAATTCCAGGAGTAAGTCAGGTTTACTTTGCAGTAAATGATGAAACTAAAGAAGTATATATTGGTAAGTATGAATCAGAAGATTCTATTACTGTAACTAAAAGTAATTCTATAGCTAATAAGAAGTTTTATGAGTATATAATTAAGAATTATAATTTAGATAATACTACAGATAACCATGTGGAATTAACTGAATCTGTTGACTTAGGTGGCGTTATAGTGTATAAACTACAAAACATCATTCTTGAAAACAAGGAAGTTGAAGTTTTTACTCCTATTGTAGATAAAGAGATTGAGCATCTACTTAATGCAGATGTAGATGAAGAAGTTGAAGAAGTTATTCAACATGAATCTCACGGCAGAGTTTGGTAGTAGAAGAATTAAATAAAATTATAAATTAATAATAAAAATATAAATATGGGAATTAGGACAAGCACAAAAGCAGATGAAACTACAGTTAAAGATTTTAAGTATTTCACAGGAGTTATTCCTTATAATGTAGTGGCAGTTAATCCTACATTAGCAGAGCTTAAAAAATTGGGAGTTGAATATTTACAGAAGGAGCCAGAGTATGTAACAGAAATGGATTTTGATGGTAATATTGTTAAAAATACTAATGTAGATTTCTGGGTACAATCTGTTCCAGATAGCAATATTCCTGAATTAGATATTCTAACCCAAATTAGGTTTAGGATTAATCACAAAGATTGGGTAGGACAATCAGGTAAAACTCAATTTATTAATAAGTATGGGAGAACTGCTTGGGCAGATTCAGTAGAGATGTTAGATTCTAATCCTTATTTTATTAATGAGGGAACTCGTCCAAGTCATAGGGGAGAAGAGGATTTACATAAATTTATCTTTGCATGGTTAAACATGGTATATGATACTAAAAGTAAACAATATGATGATTGCTTAGTTAACATTGATAAGATTGTAAAAGGTGATTTATCAGAGTTAAAAGCTATTGTTATAGGGTCTAAAGAGTATAAAGTTAAAATTGTAACAGGAATCAATGTTGTAGAGAAAGATGGTAAAATTAAATACTATTATACTCTTTATAATCAAATGTTCTTAAAGCACAATCAAACTTCTACTAATAGATTAGAGGAATATATTACAAGGGATGAATATACAGAGTTTAAAGCTAGTGGAGATTTACACTTTACATATGATATTCAAGAGTTTGATAAGTCTGCTAAACCTGATGAGGATGTAGATAATAGTACTACTAATCCTACAGATATTTTCTAAATGATTGAAAAAGGTACCCCTATTCTTATTTCTACAAAAGATTTATTAGATTATGTTTCTCAGGAAGAAATAGCTTTTAGATATATATTAGGATTTAATAAAATAGGAGAATCTTTTAAATCAGAGTTTAGAAAAGAACATGAGCCAAGTAGTAGGGTGTTTTGGGGTAAATATGGAGATTTATATTTAAAGACTTTGGTGACCCTTATATTAATAAGGCAATTTCTGTTATAAAATATGTTCAACATAAATATCAATTAAAACATCAAGAAGCTATTAATAAAATAGGAATTGATTTTAATTTAATAAGTGGGAAAACTGATAGTTTAGGCATAGTTGAGGTTAGTGAAAGGAAAAAGGTTAAGAGGGAGCAAATTGATGCTCCTTCTGACCTTATTATAAGGGTTAAAAATAGGGATTTTAGTGTTTATGATGAAGATTACTGGAAACAATTTTATATACCTTTAAAACTACTTACTCGTAACAATGTAAGTGCTATCTCTCATTTATTCTATAATGATTATAATCCTATAGAGTACTCTCATAGTCATCTTATATATAGTTATAATTATTATTGGTATAAAAATATATTTAGAAGAAAGATTTATCAACCTGAAAGTATTACAGAGAAATGGAGAACAAATTGTACAGACACAATAGTACAAAATCAACCTAATATTCCTAAATCAGGTAAACTATTATTTATTCAATCAAGCTATAAAGACTGTATGAGTATGGAACTTTTAAATTACTGGGCTATTGCTCCTAATAAAGAAGGTTCCTGGTTTACAGATAATTATTGGAATAAATTAAAAAAAAGGTGGGATAAAATTATTATTATGTGGAATAATGACCATTTTAAATCACAAAATAGTGGGTTACTAATGGCTCAACACTATTCAAAACTATATAATATACCTTATATAATAACTCCTAGTGTTGGTGAAGTAACTGATATTAGTGAGTTTAATAGAGATTATGGATTAGAAAGTGGGAAAGACTTAGTGTATGACTTAATAAAAAATATTAAAGAATGACTTATAAAAACTAATTTATTAAAATGAGTAGGATATTAGCACATATAGAAAAAATAGAATGGATAAAACCTATTAAGGGGGCTGATAGAATAGAGCTTTGTGGTGTATTAGGATGGCAATGTGTTACTAAGAAAGGCGAATTTAAAGTAGGAGATACTATTATTTATGTTGAAGTGGATAGTATTATGCCTGATAAACCAGAATTTGAATTTCTTAGAGATAGAAAATTTAGAGTTAAAACTATTAAGCTAAAGAAACAAATTAGTCAAGGATTGGTATTACCCTTATCTACTTTAGATAACTATTTAGAAGTTCCTGCTGGAATTGATAAAATTAAAAAATCACTAAGTAGTGGGGATGATGTTACAAGTTACCTGGGTATTACTAAGTATTTATCTCCCTCTGAACAATCTGAATTATGGCAGCAAGAAGATAAGATTAGATTTGAAAAAAATAAACTAAAAAAGTTTATGATGCGATACTCATGGTTTAGAGTATTTTTAAGTAAAAAAGGTAAATCTGGATTTCCTTACTGGGTATCCAAAACAGATGAAGAAAGAATACAAAATATTCCACAAGTATTAGAACAATTTAAAGATGAAATAGTATATGTTACAGAAAAAATAGATTATCAATCTGGAACATGGACTAGTAAAAAAGTTCCTAAGTTTAATGGATTATTAGGAAAATTAATACCTGTACAAAAAGTATTATTTGTAGTAGCTAGCAGAAACCTTACAACTAATGATAAAAACTCTTTGTATTGGCAAATAGCTAAAAAATACAATTTAGAATCTATTTGTAAGAAATATCCTGGAATTATAATTCAAGGTGAACAAGGTAACTCTAAAATTCAAGGTAATAAATATGAATTATCAGAACCTAAAATGTGGGTATTTAATATTAAAATGCCTAATGGTAATTTTCTAAACCCTATAGAAATAGAAGAATTTTGTAACAAACATGAACTATGTTGTGTGCCTGTATTAGAAAAAATACCATTAAATAGAATAGGAACTACAGTTAATGAAGTTGTTAAATATGCAGAAGGATTATCAACTATAAATTCTAAAATACAAAGAGAAGGTGTTGTGGTTAGATGTATTAAAAATGGTCAAAAACTATTAAGTTTTAAAATTATCAATCCTAACTTTTTATTAAAATATGATTAAATATAGATTAGATGTAAATAAAAAACAAATAAGTGTAATAGCCTCTGCATTAGAGTTCTACAGTCGTTGGTGTAGTGGTCAGTGGAAAATACCTGATACTATGGAATACCAAGAATTTATTAACCATAATAAAAATTCAGATTTTTGGGCTAAACGTAATCAAGTAGAAGATTCTTTAAACAGTCTTAAAACTATACTTACTAATTTACCTTTAAATGCTTCATATGGTATTGGCTCATCTAAACTATGTGAATCAGCTAATATTGCATATGATTTATATAGACCAATTTTAGAACTAAGAGCTAAAGAATATAATGAAGCTAATCCAGATAATGAACATTGGACTGTATATGACTCTCCTGGATTAAGTTATAGTAAAGAAGGTAGAATTGAAATTAAAACTATAGAAGAATGAGATTTTTAACAAGTTATAGGTATAAAGATAATAATGATTCTTTACAATTTGAAAGTAAAGTATTAGAATCAAGAAGTAATAATGTTTATGTTGGACAATTACAAATAATTAAAAAAGTATCTGAACAGTTTGGGTTAGAGCCATATATTATAGATAGAGATTACTCTAATGAGAAACAATTAGGTATAATGTATTGTAACCCTAAATCTGACAACAGACCAACAGAATTACGTGACCCTGTTGTAGATGATGAAATATTAAGATATGAAAGAGATATTAATAATAAAGAAATTAGTTATACTTAATTACAATGGATTCTTTATTTATTAAAGGTAACTTCCCAAGTTTTAAAAACTCAAAACAGTTTACAGGTAAGTATTTTATAATGTCTAAAACTGTTCAAAAGTATTTAAAACTTTGGGAATATCAATGGAAGGTAATTCCAGAAGAATTTAAAAAACAAGCTGTATTTCCTATAATTGTAGGGTTACATTTTGTAAGAGGTACAAAGCATAGGTGGGACTTTCATAATATGGTGCAAGGTGTAGCAGATTTAATGGTTAAACACAAATGGATAGAAGATGATAATACATTGTATTTTTTACCAGTACCTATGAAGATTAATGATAAGTGGTGGGATTATGATAAAGAAAACCCAGGTGTTTATATAAAAATTTTAAATTAACTATGAAAGAACCAATAGAATACTTAAAACATGTTACTTCTTTTACTACAAGAAAAGAATTATATGAAATAGGTAAACAAATACAAATAGATGCCTATAATAAGGCTTTAGATGATGTTGCTGATGCTGTAGATTTATCTTATTGTAATGATGAGCAGGAAATACCAGAAGGAACACCTTATGATGGGGGGCTTGAATATG